ATGACAACAGAAGAAAAGCCTATTAAAAAATATAACAGGGAGCAGTTTTATTATAAGGACTGTTCAGTTACGGCTTTACTTGGAACGAGAGGTTCAGGTAAATCCACCTTAATGGTTAGAATTGCTATGGAAGAGTGGGCTGCAGCAAATAACCAAGGCCATAAAGACTACAAGATTCTACATAACGGTTTTATTGATAGTAACAATGAATGGTGGGGAGATCATGACGGGCGAGTTAGAAGAACCACTTTGATGGAGGTGGTTAACCTATTAGAAACAGGAGCAGACTCTTTGGATAATTCTTTAATATTGTTTGACGAGGTTCAAAGTTTGTTAGACGCAAGGTTCGGTATGAATTACGGAGGAGTAATGCTTTCTCACTTTTTGATGCAGATAAGAAAGAGGGGTATTTCAGTTATTTACACCACACAATTTGAGCATAACATTGACAGGAGGCTTAAGGAACAAACCGACGTAGTAGGTTTTGTAAACTCTGCTAAAAAAGAAAAGGGACGCAACGTTGGGGTTAGGTTCGTCCATCAAGGTACCTTTGCACCTCCTTCTTTTACTAAAAAGAAATATTACAACGACATGTACAAAGCTTGGCCCTTATTCGACACACACGCACTTATAAATAGTGACGTTTTGACTAAAGAGGATATTTATCAAAAAAGCAAAGATGAAGAAGAGGACTTGGTATATAAGCATTTATTAAAACATACTAAAAAGACTCGTAAATACAGGCTTCAACTAATGGAGATAAAAATGCTTATAGCTAAAGATCTAAATATTAAGTGGGACACATATCAACTAAGAAAATATTTAGAAAACATAGCGACTCAAGACAAAAAAGAGAAGATGTTTTGGAGTTTTAATATGTTTGAATTTTCGGACTTTTAATTTTTTTATTATAGACTCGCTGCCGCCATTTTTTCAAAATTGCACCAGCGGCATAAAATTAAAAATTATAAAGCCTTGGACTTTTTTATAAATACAATTTATCTTATAAGTGTGTAGGACTAACTACCTCCTGTCTTACGCCTGAGCAAAGTGCTGCGAGGAGCTTTTTAAGATAGCACTCTTTTTGAATTAATGGTTTTTCACCTCGCAGCACAAACCAATACTCTGCCTAAAAGCCCCTTGTTTTTGACTCTTTTGCATTTTTACTACACATCTATATTTTACGTACGTAAACTCGTCCTATAAATCAACTTAGTAGGAGTTACGTTACTTGTTTAGGTTAACGTTAATGGCATTCTTCATTGTAGGCTTTTTTTTCATTGCAGTAACAATCATGATGCCAACGGTTGGAACAACAGTAAAAGACCTCAGAACGGACGCACAACAGGACTCAAAACCATGCTCGACACAAACAGCAGAAACATCGTGCTCTTTTACATTAGATCATAAGTCTGCGTTTCAACCGTCAGGGCCCAACTGGGAAATCCTAATGACTGCTCCCGTTACATTAGACGTCACAGCGAACTCCATACTTGCAGCTGATTTAACAACAGTAACGGTTTCTAATCTAACACAAAACACTTCTTATACTTTTCAAGCCGACTATTACAAAGTTAACGCTTCCGTGGCCTCGGCTAGTTATTTGGATGATGTTTTAAAAAGATACCCCTTCATTATCGTAATGGGTGGCTTGTTAGTGGTCGTCTTAGGAATTGGTAAGGGCTTTAGCTTATACGCTAACTAGCCCTAACAATAGCTTGGGTTTATAGCCCAAAGAAAAAAAGGATTTATCGATGACAGATAAAATTCAAAACATAATCTTAGCAGTCGTAGTACTAGTGGCCTTTCTTGCAGTAATGCCAACTATTATCACATCAACTGGGACAGCATATAATGCCGCCACAGCTGCTAATGATTCTGCTACAGCTTCCATTGTGAACTTGATCCCACTTGTGGCTGCCGTAGGAGGTATAGCTATTGCTGGTTTCATTGCTTTTGTAGCAGCAAAAAGACTAAAGAACGGAGACTCGTAACATGACAGACAAGATTCAAAACATTATTTTGGCAGTCGTAGTACTAGTGGCCTTTTTAGCAGTTTTGCCGACTATAATCTCGTCAACTGGTACCGCTGTAACAGCGGCTAATGGTGCGACAGGGCAAGGAGCAACAGCTTCTATACTGGGATTAATTCCACTTGTTTCTTCCGTAGGAGGAATTGCAGTGGCTGGTTTCATTGCTTTTGTAGCAGCAAAAAGATTACGAAATGGCGACTAATAACTAGCCAATTCCATTCATTAATAATCCAATGAATAAACAGGGGCGGCTGAAAGGCTGCCCCTACTTAAAACAAAGAAAGGAGGCAATAATGCCAAAAGGAAGAGAATACCAGTACGTAAAGAAAAATGAATTTAATAAGTTAAAAGACCAAGTGGAAAACCTAGACGACGAACAAGGTGAAATTAACGACCTTTATTTTTTAGTAAAAAGAAATATTTTAGAAACAAACATGCAAAAACTAGACAAAAAATTTAAGCCCAAAACATTTAAGAGGCCAAGATAAATATGCCTAAAAGGAATTATAAAAGAAAAGACCTTAATAAATCTGAAAGAGAGTTTTTAGAGGACGTTCCCGAAAATGTAACATGGGGCGAGATCTTAAGGCCCTACAGCAATAAAACAGTTAAAAAATTCTACCGAATGGATAAAGGGGGCTTTAAGAAATGAGCGCTCCATTTTTGTTTTTAGCGAGTATGAGTTTGCTGCAACTGGCGAACAACGTACAAACCAATGCCACAACAACTAATATGCCCATGATGGTGTGGGTTATATACGGTCTTTCAGCTTCGTTTTTTATATGGGCTTTATTAAGAGCTGTAAGGCTAATGACATGACAGACGAAAAAAAAGAATTATTAAAACTTAAAATAGGAATGTTCCTTGTTATAGCAATAACAGGAACTTTTCTTATATTATTTTATGACTTTATTATGGGGCAGCTAAATTGAAAAGATTTTTAAAAAGCCCTAAATTTCATATTTTATCCTTAGCAATTGTTTTTGCATTTTATATGGTGGGGGAGAGCAGTATTAATCATATTAGTGCCGCTACCCCGACTCCCTCACCAACGCCCACACAAATTCCACCTCAAAACGCCCCGCCTTTTAGCATATATGAGGCTTACGGATATAGGAACATATTACAAACAGGGGACTTTTTTATTTTAGTAAGATACGAGTTAAAAGAGTCGGACGATGGTGCGGCTAATACTTATTGGTGTCAAGAGATATATTTGGGCTATCCAGCGGGGTGTGAATTGTCTCCTCCTTCGCCTTCATTCCCTGAGTCCCTTAAGGCTGGATATATAAGCCTTAAATATTATGACTACAACGGTCAGGTTCAAACCGACCAGCCTAAAATCCCTCGTATAGGTGGAGGACTCGCTGGAATATATAACCCAGCCCCCGCTTCCGACTGGGGGTGGGACACTACAAACACTGCTCAAGTCTGCCTTGAAAGTTCAAGTTATTATTTTCAAAGCAGCTACCCCGACTGCACCACAGTGATCTTAAGAGAGTCCACGGTTCCTTCAAACGCAAATTATACAGGAGGGCAATTGGCTCTCGGAACCGAACTGGGGGGCTCTAGCGGCATTTTATATAACCTTGAATCAAACCTAAACCTACCAATTAACACCCTTGTAAGTGGTGTGGGTCAGGTCACTCCTTTTGGTCAAAGGTACGCTGAAGAAAGCCTTAAGGGGATTACTTATGTAGCAGTAGACGGTTCGGACACGGCAGTTTTTCAATTAGGTACAGAGAGTGTTTATGGGAACCAAGGCTTTCAAAGAAAAACAGGGGAGAGCAAACTACAGACAGAAATAGATCTTGCCGCCACCAATTCGGGGGCGACACAAAGTTTTAAAATAGCCGCAGACGAGTATTTAGGACTCGATGGAACCCTACTAGCGGCTTTAATTTTTGGGTTCGCAGCCATAATGCTTGGGGCAACTACCATGGCGACCACAAAGTCTGCTCCTTTTAGCATAGGGGCCGCAGCATTAGTAATGACCTCAAGCATATTTGTAAGAGGTGTTTCAATAGGCTTCCTATTTACGGGTCTATCAATATTAATAGTTCTAGGCAGTTATTACTGGATTAGAAGGCAACCAGAATAGGAGAAAAATTTGTCAGGAAAGTTGGTAGCGAGTCTTTTCCTTCCCTACGCCATTGTGTCGATTTTGGGCGGTATCGCCAATTATAGTTTTTCGGGAGACGTTGTGGGCCCAGCAGAGCAATTAGCTAACAATATATTAGACGCTGACGTTGGTACGGGCTCAGAGGCAAATGCTGGTGGCTTTGATATAAAAGGTGGTTATGCTGCCGTCACAGGGGCTGGAGGGCTGGCTTTTGGCTGGATGCGTTACGTTTTCACAATCTTATCTTTAGACTATGCCTTTTGGTCGGGGGACTCTCCTTGGCCTTATCAGCTCGTAAGATGGCTTTTGGTGTTTATGGGCCTTCCAGCGGTCGTGATCATTATGTACAGAAGTTTAGAATTGTTTGCACGTTTTATCTCTGCATTAGGAAATGCAGTCGGGAAATTCGGAGGGCTTATAGGACTAGGTGGTTAAACTATGAATATATTAGAAAAAATTAAACTAAAAAGACGAGAGGTTCCAAAGCCCATTAGTGGTTTGTTTATAGGCTTTTTTATAGCAATAACGGGCATTTTATATATAACGGTAGAGGCAAACACCTGTAGCCTTTACGCCCTTCAATCAGGTGACTTTTGCTACAGGTTCGACACTACAGTTAAAAACAATGGAACCTCCGAGGTATTAGCCCCTGTTCTTATTAGCCCCGTTCCATTCAAGGCGTGGATAGAAACCGAAAAATATGTAGATGAAAATGCATGGTCATTATATTCATATCAATCAAGCCTTCAAAACGAGCAGCAACTCTTTACAACAGGGACAAATAATAACGCCGCAGCGTGGTGGCTAGTTGTAGAGGACTTGCCTTATTCAGGCTCGGGTTCGGGCAGAAGCCTTAGAACACTAATGGGAGCTAATGATATTCAAAGAAACCAAGGCATTTATTTTAGTGGAAAAGATTACTTAAAAGTTTTAAACTCATCTTCTGCAAATGACTTTAACCAACCAGCCTTTGAGATTTTTATAGAGCTTGAAAATATAGACGAGACATTACCAAAAGTTACTGGGACTATTTTAGAAAAATATAACTCCACTCTTCAAACAGGTTATAAATTAGAAATGATTGATGACTCAGTCAATGCTGGAGGGCAGCTAATAAAAGGATGGTCTGACACAGACAGCTGCTCAATTCAAATAACACCGTCAAACACTAATAAATATATATTATTTAAAGTAAAACCAAACGCAGAGTTAAGTGTAACCGAAACAGACTCTCTAAGGGCTCAGACGGGAAACCAATGTACTCAAGCTGGAGCCCTAGCAACATCTAACACAGAAAACCTTGTAATGGGAGCCAACCAAGACGTTTCTTTATCTACTCCCGAGAGTAACTATTTATATAAACACGTCATTAGGTTTATAGATATTATGACAGGCACCTCCTCCTTAACTAGAAAAGCAACGTATGGATTTAACCCTGTGGACTCTGTTCAAAGCTCGGCTCTAGACCCCTTATATTCGGGAACGGTCGCTGATATATCAGGGTCGGGAACAGAGCACACATTATATTATTATTTTGACCGAGATCAGAGCAATTATGAGGTTAGCATATCCTCGGTGGAGTTTTCTACCCAAGCCTCGACAGGTATATATGAGAGGGAAACCTCGGACATTTTGGGCCGCTGGTTTGGTGGGGACGACCCTACTCAAATGCAGTCTGAAAAGAGCAATTTAATTGGCATAGGATTTTTAAAACCTCCAGCTGGTTTACAACTTCCTGACAATTTATGGTACAGCTTATGGCTTTCTGTTATAGGAATATTTGCTGGAATAGGACTTTTTTATGCTTTCAACTCTACAGTTATAGCAATGTCGACTGCTGCGAGCCCTTTGGTTATAGGGGCGTTTGCTGGAATTGTACCCGTTTACTATGCCATGGTAATTTTTCTTTTACTAATATCCATTTACTCGGTCAATGCATGGTATGAGAGAGGTTAGAAAGGAGACTAATGATTAAACAACAGGCTTTTATTTATTACGGCTTAAGCCTTTTTATAGGCTTAGCTATAGGCACTACAACTTGTCCATTAATAAACATTTTTAAATAGAAAGGAGGACTAAATTGAACGCCACTATAAAAGAAACATTAAATTACATTCAAGGATTTTCGGGGAAGATAGCACTGGTAGTCTCCTTGGCGGTAGCTGGTTTTTTGATGATGTCAGAAAACACAGAGTGCCTTCACGCACAGGCTATATGCCAAGTAGGGAGTGACCCGACATTTACTCAGCCAATAAAAATAACAGGTACGGGTACCAACACCGCAACACTATCTGCAGCTAACGTAACAGCCAACAGAACCATAACCCTTCCCGATGTGGACGGGGCCTTACTTGCTGGAACATTAACCAATGACGCACCGTTTATAGCAGTGAGTTCAACTGGTGCTTTAGATAGCTCACAAACCCTTACAGCATCTACTCCATTAAAGAGCAATGCGTTAGGGCAAATAACAGCGGCAAATCTAGTCCCCGAAACAGACCTAACGGTCGGTAGCGGATCCGCAAACCAAGTACTGAGTATAGACGGTGCTGGAACGGCCCTAGTTTTCCGAAACGAAACCAC